ATGTGAGGAAACAAGAACATATTTTGCTTCTGGAAGGAGATTACAAGATGATACAGGAAAAGGGATATTATTTAGCTTAGGTGGTGAAACAAAAAAAACAATGGAACAGTATATACCAGAATATGAATATTCACACAAAGTGGATGAGTTAAGACAGAACAGAGTACAGACATCATTTTATAAATATGTAAGTATAAAACATAATTTTGGAAGAGGATATGTGAATGCACTCAGAAGCCATGAAAAGTGCATTGAAGCGTACAATAGAACAGGAAACAAAGAGTATTTGCTCGATGCTATGAATTATCTTATGTTTGAGTTCATGTACCCACAAAAAGATGGTGCATATTTTAAACCTACAGACAGTAAGGAGTCAGCAGGAACTGAAGGTATTAGTATTAGAGAAATGGAGAGGATAAAAGAAAATGGCTACTAAAACAAAAGGAATGAACAAAGAAGCAATTATGAAATTATGCTCAGAGATTTCAAAGAAAGAAGGCGAAGGGATTGTTTACAGTCTGGGAAATAAAAATGGAGTGTTAAACATTCCTCGTTGGAGCACAGGACTCCCAGACCTTGATGCAATCATAGGTGGAGGAATCCCAAAAGGAAGAACAATAGAAATATTCGGGGCAGAATCAGCAGGAAAAACAACGCTTGCATATCAGTTCTGCGCTCAACATGAAATGTGCCTTGATATACCGATTGAGGGTACGTTTGATGCAGAACGTGCAAAGCTATTCGGAAACAGACCAAAACAAATGTTGGTGTATAGAGCGAGATATGGAGAAAAGGCTTTTAACAGAGCAATCCGTTTTGCAGAAGAAGGTATACCAATGATTGTGATAGACAGTGTTCCTTCTATGCAACCGAAAGATGATATTGACAAAATCAGAAAAGCAGTGAACACAGATAGTGAACAGGAAATGCGAATAGGTGGTGTTGCAAGGCTTATGGATAAATATTTACCAACTCTGGAAGATGTGATAGAACAGACAGGAACAACTGTTGTGTTTATAAACCAGATTAGGGACAAAATGAATGCATTGCCATTCGGAGACAACATACAGACACCAGGAGGTCATAAGCTGAAACATAGTGCTAGTTTGAGAATACAGGTTGCACGAAAAGGGTATATTGACATACCAAACCATAACCCTTATAATAGTGCAAGCAAAGAAACAATCGGAATGATAATGAAGTGCAAAGTCGTAAAATCAAAGGTATGCAATCCAAAAGGCGAGTGTGAGATACCATTGTTTTATGACAGAGGGTTTGTAGATTTTGCAGACCTTGAAGATGTAAGAAAAGAAATCATGGCAGAACATAAACAGAAATACAAGGAAATGCTACAGGGTTAATGCGATTCTATTGTATTTGTTTTAGTAGAACATATTTTGATGGTGATAGCGCAGAACAAAAGTTTTTCCTGTATGCTAAAACAAGATTGGATGCAGTGAAAACATTCTGCACTACAACAGGCTACAAAAGTGCTTGCATTATTTCTGTTCATGTGGTATCATAGAGAAGAAGGAGAACAAAATAAATGGGATTGATGGATGAAATAAAACGAGAAGCAGAAGGGAATCGAACAAAGATACAGAGCAGTCAAGAAACAGAATTGAAACACAAATTGAATGCGTTGTTTTATCTGGATAAAAACATCAAGAAAGAAACACAGTTTGTAAAATCAGTTATGACAAGGGGACAGGAAACAACAGAACGAAAAGGACTCCATGCAAGTGCTGTTATAAAGTCAGACAATAAGTTTTGTTATAGACAGCAAGTGTTAAGTTTATTTTATAAACAGGCACAGGGAGAACAAGTACCTGTTGGATTGAAGCGGATATTTGAGGAAGGAAATGCAATCCATGAAAAGTGGCAACGTTTGTTTGTTCGTGGCGGTTATGCAGAACCGTTAGATTGTGATTTCAGCAGATTCAACGAAGAATTTGACCTGTCCTATACGCCAGACATTATCTGTGAAATAGATGGACAACAATATGTTGTTGAGATAAAATCAGTAAATTCTTTTTTGTTTAAGAATATGCAGAAAAAAGGAACACATCATACGGATGGAAGAAAACAATGCCAATTATATATGTATCTAACAAACATACCTAATGGTATTGTGTTATGTGAGGACAAGAATACACAGGAGTTTAGGGTGTATCTGTATAAAGCAAGCTATAAAGAGGTAGAACCTTATATAGCAAGATTGGAGAAGATACAATATTACAAGCACAGGTTACAGGACAAAGGGAAACTCGTTACGAGACATGAAAAGTGTACAGGGTATCAATGTAAGATGGCAGAACAATGTCCTATGCGTGAAGTATGCTATGGAAGGAAAAAGGAAAGATTAAAATGAAATTAAAAGAGTTTTTAAAAGAATATGTGTGTCCAAATACAATGATAAGGTTATGGAAGAATGTAAATGAACATGAAAGATTATGTTTGTTTGATGAATGCAAACCAGTAATGAATTGGGAACTAATGCTGGATAATAGATATGAAAAACATCGTAATCTGAAAGTAATCGGAGTTACTGATATCTTGTGTGAAACATATTATGAAGCAGTAAATATTGTTGTTGAATAATTTATTTTTTAGGGGTTGACTTTGTGCAACCCTTATGTTATTATATGGGTAGAACAGGAGAAAACAGAATGAGTAAATATTGCAGACCAATGGGGTTGTATGTAACCTATATGGATTGCATGGAATGTGAGGACAAAGAATGTATAACAAAACGAGAAGAACAAACAAATGTAAATATGAGAGAACAATCACAGACAAAGATTGCAAAATCTGCACCATGTATGAAAAGTGCGAACTTACAGAAAGGAGATACGAACATGGCATTAACAAAACGTTATTTGAGCATAGAACCAGAACAAACAGTGTTTGTAGTATTCGCAAGTAAACGAGAAGGATATAATGATAACATAGTGATACGGTGTAAGGTAAGGGAATGCATAGTAAGAAGAAACTCGACATTGTATTGTTTGAGAAAAGAAAAGGTTGTAACAGGACAGAAGCGAATAGACACATTTATTGATAGCTTTATGTGTGAGAATGCAAACATTGATACGGGTTATAGAGGATTACAGATAGATAAATACCCAGTATTTACAACAAAGGAGAAATGCATAGAATGGTTAAAACAAATATAAATAGTGATTACAAGAAAAGGTTTATGAACGGTTTTAAAATGTTATGCAACGGTAAATCTCCTTATACAGTATGGAGCGATTGCATGGCTTTATTTGCCATTACATTAGCTAATACAAGCATTTTACCATTAGCAAAAGAAGAACACTTTAAAAGCGTATATACAGGGCGAGAAAAGGAATATTTACGGATTATAAACAGCTATGAAAAAAAAGAGCAAAAGTTATTTCCGCAAATGTTTGCATTACTTGTGGAAGAACTAGAATTACACCCTAACCAAGATTTATTAGGAAGTTTATTTATGGAATTAAAAATATCTAATAAACACGCAGGGCAATTCTTTACACCGTATAGTGTTTGTGAAGCAATGGCAAATGTTTTGATTGAACGTAAACAATTAGGTAAAACAGTACATAAAAAAGGCTATACAAGCATATATGACCCGACTTGTGGTGCAGGAGCAACACTTGTATGTGCAAGTGAGATATGTAAAAGCATGTTTAAAAAATATAACTACCAAAATCATATAATGTTTGTAGGGCAGGACATAGACATAACTTGTGTTCAGATGTGTTATATACAGTTGTCCTTACATGGGTTGTCTGGGTATGTTGTACATGGGAACACCTTGACGGAACCAGAAGTAACAGACTTACATAGAATTTGGTTTACACCTATGTATTTTAACAATGTATGGACAATGCGTAGATTGTTTCATGGACAGGACATTTTAGGGAGGGAAAAAGTAAAATAAAAAAATAAAAAGAAAGTTGGTGTGTAAAGTGAATTTTAAAGAGCAATGGAAGGATATAGAAGGGTATGAGGGATTATATGAAATAAGTACATACGGAAATGTAAGGAGTAAAGAAAGAAAAAGTAACAGTGGAAAAATTATAAAAGAAAAGATTTTAAAACAGGAAGTAACAAAAAATAATAGATGCCTTGTTAAATTGTCAAAAGATGGAAAAACTAAAAAATACCAAGTTCATGTTTTAGTGGCTAAACATTTTATAGACAATCCATATTTTTACAATGAAGTAAACCATATAGATGAAAACCCATTAAATAATAACGTAAGCAATTTGGAATGGTGTACATGTTGGTATAATAATTGTTGCTCATTTAGTAAACACGTTTTAAGTGAAAACACATTGGACAAAAATGAAAGAAAGTTCTATGAAAGTGTAAATGCGACAACTTATGATGGATTTAATAAAGGTCATGTTGGTGCAGTTTGCAGAGGGGAAGAATCACAACATAAAGGGTATGTTTTTAAATATGTAAAAGATGAAAAATACATTATAGGAATTGATGAAAGTTATGCAAGGTGCGGTATAACATTATTATGTGATAAAGTGATAGTTGAAATGTTTTCCATTAATTATGAAAATTGTTTAAATAACACAGAAAAGAGAAAGGAAATTAAAAAGGAATTAAACAGAATATGTAAAGAATACAGACTTGATAAAAGAAATTGTGATTGTATAGTAGAAAGAATAAGGTTAAAATCACAAGGAGTATTAAGTTTAAATTATATACTTGCAACATCGGCATTAGTGTCAACAATAACAGATACATTATACAATTATAAAATAAAAGTATATTCAGTTAATACAAAGAGCTGGAAGTATGCTATTGTAGGTACAAGCAAACCTTTGGAAAACCCTTATGGAATTAATCCAGAGAAGTATCGTACAATCTTGTATATGCGTGATAAAGGGCTTTTAAAGCATATAGCTGAGGAATATAAGGGCAGAGGTAAAAAAGGCATTATAAACGTAAAAATGGACGTTATAGAAGGTAATCGAAAAGTAAGGAAGAAAGTGCCTTGCAAAATTAATGATGATTTAGCTGATAGCTATTGTATTGCAATGTATGGGTACTTACCAAAGTCAAAACAAAAGCTAAAGGAGGAAAAGTTTTGAAAAAAGTGAAATTAAGAAAAGGTGATTGTATTGAACTTATGAAAGATATTCCCGATGGAAGTATTGATATGATCCTTTGTGATTTACCATATGGAACAACTGCTTGTAAGTGGGACACTGTTATTTCTTTTGAACCATTATGGGAGCAGTACAACAGAATTATCAAAGACAATGGTGCAATAGTTTTATTTGCTAGTCAACCATTCTCATCTGTTTTAGTAAATAGTAATATTAAGAATTTTAGATATGAATGGATATGGGAGAAAGATAAGCCTAGTAACTTTGCATTAGCAAATAAACAACCTATGAAATACCATGAAAATGTAATGGTATTTTATAAAAAAACAACCGACTTATAATAAACAAATTACATATGGTCACAAGCCTATGAATGGACAAGCTAAATATGGAAGAACATATAATGGTTCAGTCCCAAGTTTAGAAGTAGAAGAAAGATATAAAGGTGGTAAAACAACTAGAAATCCTTCTAGTATACAAAAGTTTAATACACCAAAACACAATTCATCAGATAAAAGTGGTTTACATCCATGTCAGAAACCTTTGGAGGCATGTGAGTATTTTATTAAAACATATACAAATGAAGGGGAAATTGTTTTGGACAACTGTATGGGGTCTGGTAGCACGGGAGTTGCTTGTTTGAGGACTAATAGAAAATTTATAGGCATTGAATTGGAACAAAAATATTATGATATTGCAAAAGAAAGAATAAAAAAAGAAATGGAAATTTTAAAGTTAAAGGAAGAAAAATTTTAGGGTGTACAAAAGTATGCCCTATTTTTATTGCATAAAAACAAAAATAATGTTTGACATTTGTTTCATAGTATGTTATTATATAATCAAGAAATGAAGAAAACAACCAAACAAAGAAAGGGAGAAAAGATTATGAATAACAACGAAATCAAACAGAAATTAATGGAAACAATGAAAAATTATGAAGGGTTTGTTAAAAGAAATTTAATTGATGCAAATGAAGCAATAGCTTATATCAATGGTAGTACAAAAACATTAAAGATGATAGGTGCTATAACAGAGGAAGAAAGAAAAGAATATATGTCCAACTTCGTTTGTGATGTATGCAAAATAGCTAATAGATAATATTAAGGGATGGCGCAAGTCATCCTTTCTTTTGCAACAAAAGCGGTTGACAATCGAACAAAACAAGTGTATCATATAAGCATAGAGTTAGGCAGAAATGGTTAGCAAACACTCAAGGTGCAACAATAACAGAATAAAACAAAAACAAATTATTTTCACAAAACGTATTTACATTTGTTTTATGTTATGTTATAATATAGTCACAAAGGAAATGGAAAACAAAACGAGAAGGAGTTAAGAATATGAGAAAATATAGAACAAATGAAGGATTTTATGTAACAGATTTTCAGAACATCACAGAGTTGGTGCATTTCATAGAAACAGAGGAAGTCTACCCTAATTTCAAGAACAAAGTGGGAGGTCAAGACAGTATCAGCGGAGACAAGAGATTTACAGAGACAGAGAACTTTGAGGAAGCGAAAGACCTGTTATTGCATGGATGGGAACATGGTACAAAGGAAATAAAAGGAAGAGTTGAAGCAAAAGAAACAGGCGTAAACATGAAACAGAAAACAGTCTATGATGTAGCAGGGTATCAGTGTTCTGTACCAAGATATTTACAAGGGATTCCTACTAACATGATTAACAAGAAATCAGTTGCACAGAAAAACAAAGTAATTACCATTAACAAGGCGTGTTGTTATAATGCTATGACATCTGCTGAAACAATCAGAACAGAAAGTGTAAAAGTATTACAGCTTGTGAATCGTCTGGAAAAGCAAGGCTATCGAGTGAACCTCAATGTAATATTTGGTTCAATGAAACGAAATACAGTTGTAACAAAGGTTCGCATTAAATCATCTTCACAGAAGTTAAACATCAAACAGACAGCATTTCCGTTAGTACATCCGAGTATGTTACGGAGAATTATATTTGCAGTATGGGAACGTAGCAAGGAATGTTCCTACGGTGGTTTTGAATGTGGTTATGGCAGAGTATGTGATGATTATGTTTTAAGTAAAACATTAAACAAAGGCGAATATCTGATACCAAATGTATTATCTGAAACAGAAATAAAAGATATAGAACGATATAAAATAAATTAAGATATTTATAAAAATATATTGACTTATTTATAATTATAATATATAATATATATATAAGATAAAGGTAAACAAAAACAATCAGTGAAGGAGAAAAGAAAATGAAAACAAGAAACATTATTTCAGTAAAGAAAGTTGATAACAAAGCAGTATGTGAGATTAAAACAGATTTTGGTACAGTTACAGTAAAACGTACATTTAGAAAACATACAAAGGAAATCAGAGAATTACAGAAACAGAGTATTTACTGTTTTGAAATACAGGGTATCTTGTATTGGTACAAGTTTAATGAACAGGGAATTGGAACACAGTACAAAGAACCAGAGAATTTCAGAGCAGAGGACAGAACAACAGATGAGCTTAGAAGGACAGGAAGGAAAGACAAAGCAGTTGTTGATGGTAGCGTAGAATTAAGAATACCAGAGGTGAAGAAACCAGAACCAATCAAAAAGGAAGAACCAAAAGAAGATTGGAACAAAGAAGTAAAACACAGCAAGTTTGAAATGATTAAGGCTTGTATCGAGAATGACATTCCAGTATATCTTGCAGGACCAGCAGGAAGTGGAAAGAACTACACATTGGAACAAATCAGTTGGGAACTTGGATTAGAGTTCTACTTTACAAACAGTGTTCAGCAGGAATACAAGTTAACAGGATTTATTGATGCAGGTGGAACATACCATGAAACAGAGTTTTACAAGGCATTTAAAAACGGTGGAATTTTCTTCCTTGACGAAATGGATGCAAGTATTCCAGAAGTTCTGGTTTTACTCAATGCGGCAATCGCAAACAGATACTTTGAGTTTCCAAATGGTAAAATCAAAGCACACAAAAACTTCCGAGTTGTTGCGGCAGGAAACACAGTTGGAAGTGGTGCAGATGAAATGTATACAGGACGTCTGGTATTAGACCAAGCAACTCTGGATAGATTCGCAATCATTGATTTTGATTACGACAGAAACATTGAAATGCACATTGCAAAAGGAAACAAAGAACTTGTTGATTTTGTGGAAGCAATCAGAACAGAAGCAAATACAAATGGAATCAGAGCAACATTCTCCTATCGTTGTATTGGAATGGTAACTAAACTTGAAAGAACAGGACTGAATTTGAAAGACATTCTTGAAATTGCAGTATTCAAAGGAATGGAAAAAGATACAATTAACAATTTCAGATTGTATTCACTGAACAATAAATATAAAACAGCATTGAATGAATTACAGAGGGTAGCCTAAAATGGCTACCTGTTCTGTTATCTGGAACAAAACAAAATTGAAAAAGTTTTACAAAACGTGTTGACTGATTCCTATACTTGTGTTACTATATAATCAAGTTAAAGGAAGGAGGAAAGCAAGGTGTATAAATTTTCTGTCTATTGGACAGACAAAATAAAAATAGATTTCCTACAGAGGGTTATTCTTATACACAGTTATCTGTACTATGAAGCGGACAACAGTGTATGGACAGACAAAAAGTATGATGAAGTTGCAAAACAACTTACCAACATACAGAACAAACATACAAAGTCATGGATAAAACAAACAACACAATATGGGTATTGTTTTTATGATTTTGATGGAACAACAGGGTTTGACTTATGTGATAGGTTGAAACAGAAAGACAGACAGATGATAAAAGGAATTGCAGAAAGGATTGTGAAGGGGTGTGATAGAAAGTGTCCATAAAAGAATGTATTGACAGTTATTCTTTCCGAGTGAGTGAACAGGAAACAATGTTCCGAGATTTGTTTGGAAGAGAAGAATTAAAAGAAGCAAGAAAAAGGTACTATGCAGAACATCATGATGTTATAGATTACCTTACATATCTAAAACGTGAAACAGAAAGGAAATTAAGGGAACAGGATGGTGATTAAAAGAACATGAATAAGCGTTCTACCAAGTTTTATCGGAAAAATGAAGCAGAGGTTATGAAACGGTTAGGATTTAAGCCAACAAAGAACAGTGGAGCCGGATGGATTGAGAAGTGCGATGGACAGAGTGAATTGTTTATCTGTGAGTTAAAATCTACAGATAAAGAAAGTTACACACTAAAACAAAAAACATTACAGGAGCTAGAGTATCATGCTTGCGTAGCTCATAAGACACCAATATTCGCTTTACAATTCTTGAATCGTGATGAAGTCTGGGTAGCAATCACAGAGGAAGAGTTCAAAGAGTTTATCGAGTTTAAAAAACAAAAGCAATTAGAAAAGCATTTATCTCCATTATTAGAACAAGAAGAATGTTTTAATATTTCTGTTGACAACGAGGACGATACCTGTTATAATATGATTGTAAGCGATAGGAACGCAGGAAAGTCCTATCTTGCTCGGCAGGCTTACATGAAACAAAGGGAGAAGGAAAGAACAGAACAAGAACAGAAGTTCAAACAAAGAATGAAGGAGAAAAACAGAGAAAGGAGAAAACAGGTTGGAAAAGAAGTTTAAACAGAAGGGCATTGCAACCTTTGAAGGGTTAAGCATTGGAAAAAACAAAACCGTACAGTTAAAGTTCAAACTCCGTTATGATGAAATTCTAACAAGTGTAGAATTGTTACAGGGGTTAAACAATGATATTACAGTTCATGCCAAAACAGCAACAGGAAATCCAATGAGTTTAGGAATCTTTACAATTGGTGCAGTGAACTTTGACAAAGATGGAAATGCAACCATTCCATTCAAGTCCTTAGTCGACAATGTAAATTTAGACAATATTTGTATGTTGGTAGATGAGGATTATATTCAGTTACGTTTCCAAGCAATCATTGAACTCCCAGATACTAGCGAAGGGGGTGGGGAAGAATGGGAAGATTAACTTATAAGGAACTGTCAAAACAGAAATTTAAAGAACAACGTAATGTTGTAATTTCAGAAGCGTTTGACAGGGAAAACAAATCACTCGGTTATTCTATTGCAGAACAGTTAGTGACAGAAGAAGATGGAAAAGAAATCAAAGTGTTCCTAAAGGGTGGACTTGGCATTGTGGACGCAGAAGGGTTGTTACAGTTGAAGGAAGCGGTTGACAATGCATGTATCAAGTTAGGTCTAATGATTGAATGTCATTCCTGCGAGTGTTCATGTGAAGAAAAATAAAAAGTTACAAAAATGTGTTGACACATAGAACAAAGAGTGATATAATAAAGGCATCGAAGGAAAGGGAATGAACTTTCTGGTGATAGAAACAAAGAACAACAAGAGAAGTAGGAGAAAAACAGAGAAACAGAAAATCAAATTAAAAAAAAGAAAAGGAGAAAACAAAATGGCAACAAATTGGAGCGCATACGAAGCGGCAAAAGAAATCATGGGAAGCAACAAGGAAAATATTGCAGAGATTGGAAGTAGATTTCCACTGTTTACAAGAACCGTATCAATGGCAAACAGCGAGTATGTTCTTGACCTTCTGAAAGCAATTCCGAAGGTAACAGCAAGAGTTATTGAAACAGGATTAAAAGACATTAATGATGTGGAAGCAGAAGCAGAGGAAGCTGTAGAAGAAACACAGGAGAAGGAAACAAAAGCGAAGAAAGAAGCAAAGGCGGCAGGAAAAACAAAAGCGAAGAAAGAAGTAGAAACAGAGGATGATGCAGAGGATGATGATTATGAAAACATGACATCTAAATCACTGTACAAACTCTGCTGTGATAGAGGTATTTCTTCCCAGTGCAAGAAACGTGACAAAGCAAGCCTTATCGCTGTTCTGAAAGCAAATGATGGTGCGGCAGGAGAAGATGAAGATGGCTGGGGAGATGAGGACGAGGAAGAAACAGACCCATATGCAGGAAAGACTGCAAAAGAACTGTTTAAGATGTGTTCCGACAGAGGAATCAAAACAAAGCCGAAACAGTCAGCAGATGCTTATGTGAAACTTCTGAAAAAGGCTGATGAAGCAGAAGCCGAAACAGAGGATGAAGATGACGAGGATGACGACTGGGAGATTTAATTCAATCGGTATGAACAGTATGCATTAGCAGTATAAAGTATAAAACAAAGGCAGGTAGGTTGGAAACAGAACTTACTTGCCTTTTTGTTTAGGAGAGCAGAACATGAAAACAGAGGACATTTTAAATTTGGATTGTACAAAAGGAAATAACTTAGAACAGATTAACAAATTCTTATGGAAAGTAAAACCTGTCGCAAGGATTCTGGAAAAGAATCATTACACAAAAACCGAGCAAGCACCATTGGAATTATTGGAACAGGCGTTGCATGGAATCATGTTACGATATGGATACAGAACACAGGGAATCAATAGTTATTATGAAGAAAAAGAGGACAAGGGGAACAGATTCGTTTTCTACACAGTAAGTGTCTTGAAAACAAGAGAGACAAGAGAATGGATTGGAAATGTATATGGTAAGACTATGTGGGAAACGGTTGCAAAAATCATCATAAAAGTTTACGCAGATTTGAAGAAGGAGAAAGCAGAACAATGAAACAGATAATTTTTTATACAGATGGTGCTTGTAGTGGAAACCCCGGCGAAGGTGGTTGGGCGTATGTAGAAGTGATACCTTGCGACAGCGGAATCAAAACAAGCGTAGTATCTGGAAACAAGAAACAAACAACAAATAATGAAATGGAACTGACAGCAGTTTATATGGCGTTAGTAAAAGCCTTTAAGAACAAAGCAAAACAGGTCACAGTATATTGCGATAGTGCTTATGTTGTGAACGCTATAACAAAGGGTTGGTTAAAGAATTGGTACAACAATGGTTGGGTAACAAAGGAAGGAAAACCAATCAAGAACAAACGCATATGGGAGAAGATGTACTTACTTGTATATGAAAAGAAGTTAAACATAACAATGATGAAAGTAAAAGGACATAAAGGTGACCCCTTGAATGAATTGGCAGACAAAAGAGCAGTAGAAGCAAAACAGAGAATCATGGAGGGGTAGAACAATGTTGATAGCAGAGAAAGTATTAGAGAAAGATTTCAAAGGAAGAACAACAAAAGAAGCATATTTGAATTGTTGTAAGTGGCTATCTACCAATGTGATTGCTATAAATAATTCAAAACACATTACATACAAAATGGAGAAGATTGAAACAGATGGCTGGGACAGAACTGTAAGATTAACATTATATGCTACAGCTGATGAAGAAGAAATATGCGAACGGAACTGCGACATATGTAAAGAGGTAACAGGCAGTTTCTTCATGAAACAAAACAAATATATGTGTGAGGTATGTAAAGTACCATCGTATAGAAGAAGATTGAAAGATAAATTACATTTAATAAAAGAAGGGTTGAAAGGAAAGATATTATAATGAGGAAGAGCAAGACAAAAAAGAAAAAAGGGAACAGCATATTTGTTGTGTTGTTACAAACGTTAGGTGAATTGTTGGCAACCTTTAAATATGGATTGATTGAGGAATTAGACAAGATTGCGGTATTGTTACAGATATTGATACCGATTGTGATTGCTAGGATGGATTTAAGCACTCTTAAGATGTTGGTTGTGTCGTGCGTTCTGGTGGCGTGTGTAAAATACATTCGGGAAGTAGGGTACAAACTGAATCATGTAACAGAGAGAGGGCTTCCGATTCCATTACAGAGATTTACGGACAGAGACGAGAATGGGTTCATCAGCATAAAGGAAGAAGAAACACAAGAAGCAATGCTTTATTTATGTGATGTAGAGGACTATTTAAAAAGCAAAGGTTGGTTGTAGTAAAATATGAAAGTACCATGTAAAAACTGTGCTAAACGGACAGTCGGATGTCACGCAGAGTGCAGAGAATATCGGGAGTTCCAGAGTGAAAATGAAAAGATAAAGAAGAACAGAGAGAATGATATCATCAATCGTTCTACCACATTTTGGGAAAAGTATTACAATTAAGTGTTGACAATCCAAACACAATGTGCTATAATTTGTTATAGAAATGGAGTTGTGTTTGGATTGGCACAAGTAAGTGGTAGCCTATAAAGAAAATGCCTACCCATAAAATAGAAATCGCAATGCCGCATTGTTGGTAGCCATTTATGAATCATGGTACAAGACACTTTAGATTTTATTTGTCCGTTTGGTGTAATCGTGAAACACTGTTGTAACTCGCGTAACTCGTAAACAATAAAACTGAATAATGTATCTATATGCGGCATTGCGGTTCACATAGATAAACAATAATAGACAAGGGCAACCTTGTCTTATTGTGTATTTATAGAACAAGACATAAAACATAAAACAAAGGCAGGAGGAAAACAAGAAAGATGGGAAGAAGGAAAGGCAGAGAGGTAAAAGAAGCGAGTGAGAATCTGATACCAATGAATCAAAGAACACCAGAGGAACGGAAACGTATTTCCAGAATGGGTGTTGAAGCAAGGAAAAGGAAGAAAGAGCAGAACATGGCATTACAAAACTGTATGCGTCAATTGTTGGAGATGAAAACAAACAGCGATAAGAAAAAACAGGTATTACGTTCTTTTGGGTTTACAGATGATGAACTTACCAATCGTTCATTATTAATGGTTGCATTGTTCCAAAAAGGATTAACTGGTGATGTTTCAGCAATAAAAGAAATCACAGACATGATGGACAAATTAGATATGTTTGAAAACACAGGAAAGATAACAAGTAACGTAACAATCAATCTGGTTGCTAAAGGCGAAACATATCAACCAAATGAAGCAGATGAACAGGAAATCTGGGATGCAGAGAATGGAACGGACTTGATAGAAGATGATGACGAATGGGGGGATGACGTTTATGATGGATAGTGTCAGAGAAGCGTCAGGCGTTGATATAGGGAGAGATTATGGCGTTATACTAATAAGTAATAACCTTAATGTAGAAAGTGGCTTAAAAGGGCAAATAAACGGCTTACAGAGGTTATCTGTTTTGGAATGGTTAAGGAAGCATACAGAACAAAATGAACTATTTTCCAAGAATATATTGACAAACATATCAGAACATGATATAATTTAAAATATAAAAGGAGTTAGAACATGAACAGAGCAGAGTTTAGAAGGGAACAGAGGGAGAAGAAGAAAGATAACAAAACATATACTTTAACAGCAAGGGAATTGGAACAGCTAGAACAAAGAATCCGAAAGGAAGAACAACAGAAAGCTAAACAAATCATTCTGGAACAGACAAAAGGTTTAGCAGAACAGATATTAACAATGATGTTAGTTATCCCAACAAATGTATTGGTAGAATACTATTGGCAGAAGTCAGCAAAGAAACGTATACCAAGGTTTGTTGAAGATTGCATGAGCCTATATGAAGCATTTACAAGTGGTGTAGTAAAAATGTCTGACATGGTAGCACTCACAGAAGAATATGCAGGAATAAAATTAGTACAGAATGAACAGTTTTCTATGTTTGCAGAAAAGGTGGGAGAACATGAAAAGTAAATTACAGAAGGACATAGACAGTTATGTAAGAAAGTATGCAAAGAAGCATAACATAACAAAGAAACAAGCACTGACACATGAACGAGTGCAGAATGTGATTGCATGGTTAAAGTTAAGGGAAGGAGAACAGGAGCATGATAAAACAGAAAGTGGAACAATATAACATTGATGTGGTTGATTTGGAAAAGGAATCTGCCGAATGAAAGAACAAAAGAATATAAAGACATTATGGAGTATTGTTATTTGAATAACATAACATTGTGTGAGGTGAAAATAGATGGAAACTAATACAGAATTAAAACAAATACAAATAAATAAATGTATAAGAGAACAAGCAGAACAGTTTGGATTAGAAAACAGAATGTTACAATGCACAGAAGAAGCAGGAGAACTTATACAGGCATTAAGCAAGTATCGGAGAATCAAACAGGGAGATAAAACTTGCCGTACAAATATGTGTCATGCAGAATACATGGTAGCAGAAGAAATGGCAGATTTAGAAATCTGTATAGAACAATTAAAGTGTCTGTTAGGAAACACAGAGCAGATAGAACAAATAAAAGCAGAAAAGGTACATAGAACAGAACAACGTCTATATGAAGAATAGAATACATATAGTATATCAGAAGTATATACAGAACAATAGAACATAACATACCAACGAAAACTGAGAGAAAACAAAGAACATAGAAAGGAATATAAAACAATGGGAAAAACAACAAATAAAAAGAATGTAGAACTCAATATTGTTTATAGAAATATCAAGGAACTAAAACCATATAAGAAGAATGCAAAGAAGCATCCAAAAGAACAGGTTGAACGAATAGCAAACAGCATTAAAGAGTTTGGGTTTACACAGCCAGTGATTATTGATACCAATAATTGTGTTGTTGCAGGACACGGAAGAATCCTTGGAGCAAAGAAAGCAGGATTAAAACAAGTGCCAACTGTTATGTTGGAAGATTTAACAGAAGAACAAATCAAGGCATATAGGTTGGTAGATAACAAATTGAATGAAAGCGAATGGGATTTTAGTTTGTTGGATGAAGAACTAGGAATACTATCAGACGATATTGATATGGAGTTGTTTGGTTTTGACGAAGATATGTCAGATGAAAAACTGGAAAAGAAAAAAATCGAATTTGAAATAAAAGAGAAATATGAAGTTCATATAATTTGTAAAGATGAAAAACAAATGGAACAAGTTTATAATAAAACGAAAGGACTTGGAATGGAATGCAAGTTAGTTTCAACATTGTAAAGAAAACAAAAATAAATGAAAGCTTTAGAACAAAAAAAATAAAATCTGATTTTGATTATAAACAAAACGAAACAGAAAATATATTTAGTGGAATAATTGAAACACCGAAGAAATGGAATATAGGTTGTATTGTAGGAGCAAGTGGTACAGGTAAAAGTACAATAGCTAAAGAAAAATTTGGAAAGTATTATGTTCGTGATTTTGTTTATGATGAAAACTCTGTTTTAGATAATATGAATGAAAATTGTACTGTAGAAGAAATAACAAAAATGTTTTATAGAGTTGGTTTTAGTTCAGTACCAGATTGGTTAAAACCTTATAATTTGTTAAGTACAGGACAAAAAATGAGAGTTGATGTTGCAAGGGCATTGCTACAAAATGATAAAGTTGTTTATGACGAATTTACTTCTGTTGTTGATAGAACAGTTGCTAAAAACTTATGTATAGCACTTAATAAATATTTAAAACAATCAGATAAACAATTTATAGCAGTTAGCTGTCACAAGGACATAATTGAATATTTACAACCAGATTGGATATTTGATACAGATACAATGCAAATGGTTTTTGTAAAAGCCCCAGACCAAAACAAAAATTCACAATTAGAAAATGCGAAAGAACGGAATGGGGCAAATTTAGGAACTATCATTATTTGAACACAGAATTATCTAGTTCAGCACAATGTTTTGGTTGTTATAATGAACAAAATGAAATTGTTGGTTTTTGTGCTGTGTTGCATCAACCACATAACAAAATACTTAATCTAAAAAGAGTGCATAGATTAGTTATATTGCCAGATTATCAAGGCATAGGGTTGGGAACAATGTTTTTAAACATTATTGCTGAATACATAACTAAACAAGGAAATGAGTTTTGTATTGTTACGAGTGCTAAAAACATGATAGGTGCATTATATAAAAGTGACAAGTGGTTTTGTACAGGATATCACAAAACCAATCCTAACGAAGGTAATATTCAAGATAATGAAACTTGCAGAACTGATAATTTGTGTGGTAGATTTATGTACAAAACAAAAACATATATGTAAGGCAGGTTGAAATATACCTGCTATTTTTATGTTCTAAAGCAAATTAAAAAAAGTTTTAAAAAGTTGTTGACTTTCTGCTATGTTGTGTTATAATATAATCATCAAAGGAAATAAGAAAACAAAAAGAGAAGGAGAGAACAAAATGAAGAAAGAGTTTATCAAAAACAATAATTTAACAGGAATGGTTAGAGAACTTGTAGATGGTTTAGGAATGAACAGTGTAGATGCAATTGAATATGTTTATTATATGAAAACAATGAGCAATGAAGAGTTTGCTGAAAAATATTTAAAATAATTATTGACAGAGCAAGCAAAGGAGATGTAAGAAATGAAGAACAAAGAGAGATATGCAAAGGAGATAATAGAGATTGCGTGTAGTGGTGGTAGTATTGCAGTAACCAAGGAATGTATGCGCATAGAACCGTGTGGTAGCACTTTTTGCAATAAATGCTTATTTTATGCTAATAATTGTAAAGAAAAGTAAGAGAATGGGCAGAATCAGAATACATTGAACAAGCAAAAATATCAAAAAGAGACATGGCGTTTTTGGATTATCTCAGAGAAGAATACAAGTTTGTTGCAAGAAATGAAGATGGTAAGTTGTTTGCATACAGTTCAAAACCGTATAAGGATAAAAACTTTAAGTGTTGGTGTGTTTATGATTGTATTAATAATCGATTGATTCTAAATTACAACGTTGATTTTCCAATGATTAAATGGGAAGATTCTGAACCGTGGAAGATTGAGGACTTAAAGAAGTTACAAGTTGTTGAAGAGTATGAAAAATGTTTAAATTAGTTGTTGACTAATATAGAACAATATATTATTATATAAGCAAGTTAAGAGAGAACAAACATTGAAGGAGGAAACAAAAATGAGTAATGCAGAACAATTAAATGAATATATTGAAGAATTATTCAATTATTGGAATGGTGAAAATGATGATTTTGAGCCTATTCCGATTTCAGAAGAAGCAGAAAAAGAAGCTTTAAAAGATAGCTTTTAATTAATTTGACAGGTGTTAAAGTCATTAAAACACAGTGCTATCTCACAACTGGGTATGCAGTCAATTGAAATGTGAGTATCGAAATGAAAAACATACAAGGTGTGATAAGTCGAACAATGTCACATGCGAACCACCTAGCGAAAGAAACATTGTTCGCAATAATGCCCTATAGTGTAAAGGTTAGCACACAAGAATTTGACTCTTGTAATATTGGTTCGATTCCAATTAGAGTAGTTCGCACAATGTTCATATTTGTTGTGCGACATGATTAATTTCCTTATTATCTAAGATTGTGGTGGTGAGTAACACATACAGCCAGTGCGAAATCCACTGAGGGTCATTAGTTCAGTTGGTTAGAGCATTCGCCTCATAAGCGAATTGTCGTAGGTTCGAACCCTACATGACCCATTAGGAGTAAATCCTAGGAGCAAACAAAACATTTATTTAAGAAAGGGCGTAAAACAAATGGAAGAAAAGAATATGAGAACAGAGGGAACAAAACATGAAGTAACAAATGAGCAGATTTTGGAACATCTGAAAGAGATTGAAATTGCACAAGGTTGTATTGCAAATGGAATCAATACATTGTTCAGCGTTATGATTAAAAGGAAGGAACAGTTAAAGTTAAGTAAGAGCGAAGATGAAATGATAGGATATGGAGAGATTGCACTTGCTTGTATCACAGACCATATGTCTGATATTTCTGGAATGAATGAGAAATTAAATAGATGTGAGAAAGAGAGACGGGCAGAGGTTCATGTCGTAAGCAAAGAGAATATGAAAGGCTTCGTTGATTTCTTAAAAGAAATTTTTGAATAAACCTTGACGAACAATAATTGAATATGGTATAATATGATAAACAAAACAGATAGGTTCTGCATATACTTGCGACTTATCTGTTTTGTGTATATTAAAACAAAGGAGCAAAGAGCATGGATGTAAACATTGAGGTGTCTAACAGATTTGCTTCTTTTCTAACCGATTGGGACTATGAACAATATCTGTTGTTGGGTGGATATGGTAGTGGTAAAAGCTATCATGCAGCATTGAAGATTATATTAAAACTTCTGGAAGAAAAAAGAACAGCACTTGTAGTAAGACAAGTAAGAGAAACAATCAAAGAATCATGTTTCGCACTGTTTAAAGAAATCCTTGAAAAGATGGGGTTGTTATCAGACGAAGCAGTGAGATTTAACAATAGACCGAAGGGTGGAAAGGTTGTTGCAATTTCTAGCCCACTAGAAATCCGTTTTCCGAATGGTTCAAGAATCATATTCCGAGGAATGGATAATACGGAGAAAATCAAGTCCATTCATGGTGTCAGCATTGTTTGGATGGAAGAGTGTAGCGAAATCCGTTATGAAGCATATACCGAGTTGCTAGGGCGTATCAGAGAGCCTAAAGTGACGTTGCATTTTATAATGACAACAAACCCAGTTGGTAAGGAAAACTGGGTATACAATACCTTTTTTGTGCATACGGATGAAAAGGGGAAAGAAAAAGTAATACAGAACCCAGAGGAATTTTACAGACGTAGAACATTGGTGAACAAAAAGAATGGCGTATATTATCATCATAGTTTACCAAATGATAACCCATTTTTGCCAGCGTCATACATTAAGCGTTTGGATAGTTTGAAACAAACAGACAAACAGTTGTGGGTTGTTGCAAGATGGGGAAGGTTTGGTGCAAATGGAACAAGAGTATTACCAAACTTTATTATTGCAAAGCACAGTAAGGAGTTCAAGAACAAAGTGAACAGCATATCAGCACAATATCATTTCTTTGGACTTGACTTTGGTTTTGAAGAGAGTTACAATGCACTTATCAGTTGTTGTGTGGATGATGCAAACAAAGTGCTGTACATTTATGATGAAGTGTACATGAATCAGATAACAGATGATAGATTCTCACAGAGACAAGATGTTCGTGCAGTAGCAGAACGTGCAGGAAGGTGTGAAAAACCAATCTGTGCAGACAGTGCTAAACTTTTGGTACTTAACCATGTTAAATACTGGGAAGCCCTTAGAGCCTTAAATACCGTAGCGTGATAATTTTAAGGATTGGGTAATCAGTAGTAGTTTAAAGTAAACGGAGGATTTTGATGTGAAAGTGAAACAAATAAATAAAATAAAAGGGTTTGAACATATAAACGATGGATATTATGTTTCTTATGATGGAAGAGTATTTTCTCTCAGAACAAACGGAGGAAAGGTTGTAGATGTATCTCATAGAAAAGAGTTAAAGCAGTATGAGAAAACAGGTGGTTATTTGAATGTTGCTCTTACAACAAAACATAACAAAGTAAATTATGTTAGAGTAAACAGATTAGTCGCAAAGGCTTTTGTAAAAGGAGAAACATCAAAAAGAAAATATGTTAATCATGAAGACGAAAATAGAAAAAATAATAATGCAGATAATTTGTGTTGGGTAACTCCAAAGGAAAATAATGATTGGAGTTTATCAAAGAAAGTTTATATGTATGATAGCAACGGGTATTTTATAAAAAGTTATATCTCTACAAGAGAAGCATCTTATGATGGGTTTAATAAATCACATGTTGCAAATGTATGTAGAGGAATTGAAAGACAACATAAAGGATATTTGTTCTCATATCAAAAACTAACGAAAGAACAAGCTATTCAACGACTATCGAAAACACATTATGTTAGATATCCAAAATGTAATGGAAGTGAGTAGAGTACACACAAGCGTGTGGAAAAGCATGGAGCAGAAATGCTAAGATATAGTCTAAACTTATATGAAAGTATAAGCAGTTCATAAGAGAACGTGTATAGAGTAGCGATCTATGCAGAATCTATTGGAACCTAAAACAATTCAGTTTTACAGACAGCAAGGATACAACATGTATGGTGCGAAAAAGTACATTGGAAGTCGATTACAAAACACAAAGAAGATGAAACGATTTAACAAGATAGTTTGTTCCCCTAGATGTAAGAACACAATCAGAGAGTTGAAAGACCTTACATATAAGAAGGATTTGAGAGGCAATGCAATTTATGATGAATTTAACATTGACCCACATACATTCTCTGCGTTATGGTATGCGTTGGACACATACACAGTAGCAGATGTGAAGGAAATTAAAACAAACAGTAAAGCAGGATAATGTTTCATGTGAAACGTGGGAAGGAGAACAGAGAGAGAATGAACACATTGAGAAGTAAAACAAAGGAAGTAAAGAACATCAGAGATTTACAGAAACAGAGTTTGGAGAAATCAACAGATGATTACATGGTGGGGTTATATAATGGGTTAGAGATGGCAACAGCGATTCTGGAAGGAAGAGAGCCAGAGTTCCTAACCTGTGTAAAAGAACCACCAGTGATAGAGAATGAAGAAGAACAGGCAGGACGAACAGTAGCAAATGGGATTCGTAGGAGGTAAGAAGATGTGCAAGAAATATTGCTAGATACATACACAATAGCATTGCCCATCATACTTGGCTATATAGTCTGGTTATTAAAACAAACAAACAGAAAGAGGGATGCAAACACAAGAGGAACAATGTTATTGTTAAGGGTTCAATTAATAGAATACCATGACAAGTATTGTGCTATGGGAATCATGCCATCGTATGTCTACCAAAATTTTTGTGAAATGTTTGAAGCATACAGAGCGTTGGGTGGGAATGGAATGATTTTAAAGATGAAAAAGGAAGTCGACGAATTGGAAATAAGAAAGAAAGGATATGAACACGATGTTTAAAAACAATGTATTTAATGTATCAGTAGATACAAAAAAGTGGTTGAAGAAAGCGGGAGTAAGAGCAGTTAAAACAATGGCACAGACTTTTGTTGCAACAGTTGGAACGGCTACTGTTATGGGTGCAGTAAATTGGAAGATGGTACTTTCTGCTTCTGTTTTGGCTGGTGTTCTTTCTGTTGCAACAAGTATTGCAGGTATTCCAGAAGTAGAAGCAGAGTAAGATAAGAAAGGAGAACAGAGAATGAATCCAAACGAAACAAATAGTATTGCAGGTATTGTACTAGAAGAATGCGAAACAATGAATGAAGAAACAATGAAAGAATTAAGCAATGGAAAGGGAGAGGGTGAAGATAATGAGTAATAGTAAATTAGTAAATCATATTCATATTTCACCGAACAGAACAAGTCCAAGGCGAAACAGAATTGATAGAATCACAATACATCACATGGCAGGAAACCTTACCGTTGAGACTTGTGGTAATGTATTCGCACCTAGAGGACGACAAGCATCATCCAATTATGGTATTGGTTCGGATGGAAGAGTAGGAATGTATGTGGAAGAAAAAGATAGAGCGTGGACTTCATCGTCTGGTGCGAACGACCACAGAGCAGTTACAATTGAAGTCGCAGACAATGTAATTGGAAATGGTTGGGGGTGTAGTAATGCCGCAATGAGCAAGTTAATTCTTTTATGTGCTGACATCTGTAGAAGAAATGGTATTAATCGCCTTACATACACAGGAAACACAAATGGAAATCTTACTTTGCACAAATGGTTTGCGGCTACAGATTGTCCGGGTGCATTCCTCGAAAGGCTGATGCCAACAATTGCAAATGAAGTTAATCATTTGTTAGTAAGTGGTGCAACAACATATACATGGAAAGGCGCAACAGCAACAATTCCAAGCGGCAGACCAACAAAGCCACAGCCTTCAAAAACAAATGCAATTGCAGTAGATGGTAGTTGGGGAATTGCAACAACAAGGAAAGCACAACAAGTATTTGGAACAATCCAAGATGGAGTTATCAGTAATCAGCCAATATACAATAAGCAGTTTTTACCGAATGCTTACACAGGTAGTTGGCAATTCAAACAGAATGGCATTAAAGCAGGTTCACAGTTGATTAAAGCAATTCAAGTGCGTATTGGTGTAAGTCACGATGGTTGGTTTGGTAAACAGTCCGTAATGGCGTTACAGCGTTTCTTAGGGGTATCACAAGATGGTAGCATGGGTGGTATCACTGTTAGGGCGTTTCAGCGTTGGTTGAACAAACAATAAACAAAACAAATGGAAGAAAGCATTACCTTAAAGATGATTGTGTGATTGCTTGTAATGAAACAATGACAATCAGTGAAAAAGAATATACATTTGGTGCAAGTGGCGCATTGGTGTAAGGAATTGGCGGCAATAAGCCGCCTTTTTCTTGTTGACAGAATAAAATTGTTATGTTAGAATAAAATAAAAGAAAGGAGGAAAGGCATTGGCAGTAAAGAAACAGTACAATGTTGAGGTAACAAGAGCGTTGGCTAGTTTTCCCTATTTTGTTTTAAAGAAAGAAATAACAACAGGGTACAATCTGTATACAAGAGAGTTGCTAGAAATAAAACAAAACTATCTGGATTATAAAAAGGGAGCAGAGTTTTATACAGAAGGAAGTAGCGGAGATTATCAGCCGTCAAACATTCGTTTTAAGATTGCTAAAACATTGATTGACAAAGAAGCACGTTTCATGTTTTCACAGACACCAGATGTTACAATCCAGTCTGTTGATACAAATAAAGAACAGATGAAACAAGTTGAGCAGTACCAGATGCTGATTGATAAAGTATTGAAGAATAAAAAGAACAATTTTTCAAGAACATTATTACAGAGTGCGAAGGATTGCTTTATAGGAAAACGTGTTGCATGTTTGGTGGATTTTTCCGAAGAAGATGGAATACAGACACATTTCTATAACAGTTTACAGTTTTATTATGAAACAGAGTACGGCTCTGACAGGTTGACGAAGTTTATCAGTTTTGAAAATGTTAATCAAACAAAGTCAACACAAGAAAGACTGTACCTTGTGAATCGGTATGAAGAAAAAGACGGAACAATTTATATGAGTTCTATTCTTTACAATGGAACTGGAAAGGAACAGGAGATTGTAATACCAGAACAGGAAATAGAGTTAGATTATATTCCTGCTGTTGTGATTATCAATGATGGAACATTAGAGGACAAAAGAGGTGTTTCAGAAATTGAGAGCCTTACAGAGTATGAATCTGGTTACAGCAGACTAGGGAATGGAGATATTGACAGTGAGCGTAAGGGAATGAACCCAATCCGTTATACTGTGGATATGAACTCGCAGACAACAAAGAACCTTAGTTCTGGTGCTGGTGCTTATTGGGATTTGAAATCAGAACAAAACCAGAACAATGTTTCGCCACAGGTGGGAACACTAGCACCGAGTATGAATCATACAGAACCAGTGAAGGTTACGCTTGACCGATTGAAAACAACCATGTACAATGAAATTGATATGCCAAACATATCAGAAGAAACAATGACAGGAACAATCACAAGCGGAAAGGCATTGAAAGCACTATATTATCCGTTACAGGTTCGATGTGATGAAAAACTAAAGGCATGGAAACCTGCGATAGAGTTTATTGCAGAAGCAATCATTGACCTTGCTGTGTTAAACAAAGCAGAAGTGATTTCCATGTATGTTCTTACAAGTCTGGATGAAGTACAGTACAACATTGAAGTGATGGAGAATTATGCACTTGCAGAAGATGAAGAAGAAGAGAAGAACTCAGACCTTGCAGAGATTGCGGCAAATGCACGAAGCAGGAAGTCTTACATTAAGAAGTGGAGACGGTCAGAGTTCAAAACAGATGCACAGATTGATGAAGAGTTGATGCAGATAGCAATTGAAAACAATATGTTTGATTCTATGAGTATGAACACACAGATACAGACAGAATTGAGCAGACGTGGAGTATCTGAAAAGGTTGACGATAATCTGGAAGTGATTGACACACAGAAAACATTGGAAGAAACACAAGCAATTGAAGAATAGTTGTTGACATTCTTTGCAAATGTGGTATAATTGAAGTATAAAAACAAGGCGGTGAAGTATGGCAAAACAAAAGTTCAGTTTGAAAAATGCAGAACAGGTCAGACAAACAACCACCATGTCACAACAGAAAGAAATCAAAAGGTTATATGAACAGTTATACCAAGATGTGACAAGGAAGGTTGGACAATTAGGAAACAATAATTTACAGAAACAAAACTTGATATTGTTACAGCGTGACATCAAGAATAGGATTGCACAGTTGAACAATGACATACAGAATGGAATCATTAGAGATATGCGGATAGTTTCCAATGAAGTTGTGGAAGATACAAGAACATTTCTAAAACAATGTGGTTTTCGTGATGAAGATATACACAATGCGTTTAGTTATGTTCCAGACCAGATTATCAGAAACATCACAAGCGGAAATGTATATCAAGATGGCTGGACATTGAGCAGTGCTATCTGGGGGCACAACAAACGAGTGCAGGATGATTTAAGCAAGATTATATCTTTTGGAACAGCGCAAGGTAAATCAGCAGTTGAGATAGCGAAAGAGTTAGAACGGTATGTTGACCCTAGTGCAAGGAAACAAGCAAAAACAATTCAATCATGGAGATATGACAAAGCAGGAAACAAGATAAAAGACAGTGTATATTTTGGAAAGATTGATTACAATGCGTTACGATTGGCTCGAACAATGATAAGTCATGCGTATCAACAGAGTTTTGAAAATGTAAATAGAAATGACCCGTTTGTTATTGGATATAGGTGGTTAACCTCTAATTTCCATGGAAGAGTGTGCGAGATATGCAGAGCAAGGGCAGAAACAGACCAGTTTGGTTTGGGTGTGGGAGTGTTCCCCAAAGACCAGTTACCATTAGACCATCCAAATGGTATGTGCACATTTGAAGCGGTGATACCAGACAGCATGACAGATATAGCAAGAAAAATAGGACAGTGGTATCAAGCACCGATTGGAACATATCCAGACATAGACAGATATGCGTTGGATTTTGTTGCATAACAAAGAAAAAGAAAGAAAGAACAGAAAGGAGAACAAACAGGTGAAAGTCCAGAGAGTTTGCAGAAAGTGTGGAGAGGTCAACGAGATTGATTCTAGCAATTTGATTCGTGCAGATGTGTATGACGAAGAAGGAACATACTATAAAATCATGTATTGTGATTGCAAGCGTTGTGGAGAGCGTGACGTGGTGCAGATTGACAACACAGAGACATTAGGAATGTTCCGAAAGTTGAAGGATTTGACAATCAAGGTTGCGAGAAAGAATGTGAAGGGCGAAACAGTTAGTCCGAAGGATGTTCGCAAAAAAGACAAGTGGATGAAAGAGCTACGAAGAAAAAGAGAAGATTTAAATGAACTGTGTAGCGGAAAAAAATTATTTGACGAAAATAAAAAAGTTGTAGTGGAACAGTTGACATTTTCAAAGGTTGGTGATATAATTGAAAGTAACTTGTGATAGATGTCATAAGGAATTTGACAACATATTGAAGGAGAAGGAAAAACAGATTGATGGGAAATGTATCATACGAACATACATTGAATGTCCGCATTGTGGAGAACAATACAATGTTTGTTATGATAGCCAGTCTACGTTGGTTTTAAAGAAACAGATTCGCAGACATACAGCAATGTTAGGAACAATCAAAGATGAAAACCAGTACAGAAGAAAGTCAAAAGATATTGAGAAGAAACAAAAACGGTTAGAAAGAGAAATGAAAATCTTGCAGACAAAGTATTGCAAATATTTTGAAGAAGAAAGGAAAGGTTAGAACAATGGCAGAAGAAGTAAAAGGAACGGAAGGACAGCAGGGAACAGAAGGAACACAGAATCAGCAGACACAGCAGAGTACACAACAGCAGACAACAGAAACAAAGACAGAACCAAAGGTTGATGTTGAAAAGGTGAAAAGCGAAGCGTTATCTGGATTTCTGAAAGAACTCGGAGTTGAGGACGCAGAAGCGCTTAGGGGAATCGTAACAAAACACAAAGAGGATGAGAACAAGAACAAAACAGAGTTGGAAAGAAAGAATGATACTCTGACGCAGACAACAAAAGAGTTGGCAGAGGAACGTGAAGCAAGAATCATTGCAGAAGCGAAGTTCTCAGCAGTTCAGTTAGGAGCAAAACCAGAGTTGGTAGAAGATTTGGTTATTATTGCAAAATCAAAGGTTACGAAAGAAAAGGATATCAATGCGGTTATTGCAGAGATTAAGGATAGTGCTTCTGGAAAAGTATATTTCAAGTCTGATGAGGAAGAAGAAACAGAAGAAAAAGGAAAGAACAAGAACAAAACAGTTACGAGAGCAAGAGTAACAAAACCGTCCGAGAAATCTGGAACAAAGAAAGAAGAAAAGGACGGTACGGAAACAAAGGAAGAACACAAAGGTTCTATGGCTGAACGTCTGTTAGCAGGACGTAAAACAAACAAAAGCCATTATTTCAAATAGGAGGTAGAAACAATGCTGAACAATACAGGTATTAAGAAAGAAACTTATGGTTCTGGGAATCAGATTCTTTTTGCAGTAGAACATCAAGTATCTATGGGAATCGTGGTAGACCAGACAGTAGGAGTAGCAGAGGGAACAAAGAAGATTGCAAAGGCAGGAACACCGATTACTGGAAACCTTGATGCAAGGGAGACAGCATTCACGGCGGCTACAACCTCAGAAGGTTCAGATGCAGTGGGAATCTTGCTACATGATGTTGATGTAACGGTCGGGGATAATAACGGTGCAATCCTGTTATTTGGGTTTGTAAACACAAACAGAATTGACGAAACAACAAAAGCAAAGATTACAGCAGACGTAAAAAAGGCACTGCCTATGATTAAGTTTGCGGCTTGCTAAAACAAAGAAGGGAGAAACAAAACAATGAGTATTTACGATTTAATTATCAGCGAAGAGGTTGTTGCGTATTGGGAACTGCTTACACAGGAGAGAGAGCCATACATGGGTGAAGAGTTGTTTCCAGACGACAAGAAGTTAGGGCTTGACCTTAAATGGTTAAAGGGTTCAAATGGACTTCCTGTTGTTCTGAAAGCGTCTGCGTTTGATGTTGCGGCTATTCCTCGTCCGAGAATTGGATTTGAGAAGTTAAGCGCACAGATGCCGTTTTTTAAGGAATCAAAGTACATTGATGAGGAATTGAGACAGGAACTCAACAAAGTTATCGAGAGTAACAATCAGGCGTATATTGACGCAGTTGTAAACAGAATCTTTAATGATGAAATGGATTTATTAGAGGGTGCGGCGGCACAGAGAGAGCGTATGCGTATGATGGCTCTTACAACTGGAACAATTGTCATGGAAGGCAATGGACAGGTTTATGAGTATGATTATCAGATGCCAGAAGACCACAAAGTAACTGTAACAAAGTCATGGAGTGACCCGACAGCAACAATTATGGAGGACATTAGAAAAGGAATCCAGAAGATACAGGATGATACAGGAGTAACAGTAGAGAGGGCAACTTGTTCTTCCAAAGTGTTTGGTTATTTCCGCATCAACAATGAGATTAAGGCATCCATCATGGTGCTTACAGATGGCGCAGGGTTTATCTCTGATGCAAAAATCAAACAGTACATTGCAGATGAACTTGGCTTACAGATTGTTGTAAATGACAAGCGTTACAAGGATGAAAAAGGAACAGCACAGAGATATGTTGCAGATGATGTGTTTGTTATGTTCCCAACAGGACAGTTAGGAAATACATGGTTTGGAACAACACCAGAAGAATCAGACCTTATGACAGGAAGTGTTGCAAATGTAGCAATCACTGACACAGGTGTTGCGGTAACAACGATTCAGAAAGCAGACCCAGTAACAGTTGAAACAAAGGTAACAATGATTTGTCTGCCAGATTTCCCGACAGCAGACCAAGTTTACATCGCTGATGTAATTGCGTAAAGGGAGGTAATGACATGGCAATGGTAACAGCAAGACGAGGACAGCACACAGTAAAGGTAAGCAAACGCTCTTATGAAACACTGTTCAGAAACAAGGGTTATAGAATTGTAGAAGATGAAAAAGACATGGATGCAGAACAGATTGTTGATTATGGAGAACCAGAGGAACAGGAAATTGGAACAGTTCCAATTTCTGAAATGAACAAAGAACAGTTAGCAGAGTATGCGAAAGAGCATAACATTGACACTTCTGGTGCAAGAAATGTTCGGGAAGCAAGACAGATTATCCAGAAAGCAATCAGAGAAGCGAAGATGTAGCAGAAAGGGAGGTGAACAGATTGGATAAGTTAGAACAGTTAAAATTCAATCTAAGGGAAAAACAAATTCCTTATTTTGAAGAATCAGAGTTACAGGCATTATTGGACAACAATGGTGGGGATGTGAACAAAGCGAGTTATGAAGGGTTGATTTTAAAAGCCGAAACAACAGGCTTGAATGTCAGCGGATTGACTACGAAGGATAGTTCTAGTTATTTCAAAATGTTAGCTTCCCGATATGTTTCTACGAACAGTGGGGTGCTGACATAATGAATGAAGCAAGGTTGAGGATGGAACTCCACAAGGTTTTGAGAGAAATACAGATACATGGAACAGAGTATACATTCTTACGAAAAAAGGTTGATAAGTATGGAGAGCCAACAAAAGAAGAACCAGAACAAATTGCAAAGGTTCAAGGGTTGTTCCATATATCAAAAGGATATATAACACAGAACATACAAGATGGAACAAAGACACACAGCAAAGGACAGCCAATGCTGATGGTTGCATATGAGAACACAGGAGAGATTCAGACGGATGATTTTTTCATCACAAATGGAAACAAATATAAGGTAGTAGAAAAGAACAACACACAGGAGTATAACATAGTAACAGACATTTCATTGGAGTTGGTGTTAGATGGCAGGAATTAAGATTGATGCTTCAAAGTTGTTAGCAAATCTGGAAAATGCTGAAACAAAGTCGCAAGTTGCTATTCGTATGTTTGCGCAAGAGGGTGCAAAGAAGTTTGAGAACTATGCGAAGAGGAATAGACCTTGGACAGACAGAACAGGTCATGCAAGACAACGATTAACAGGATGGGTGGAAGTGCTAACAAACAAAGTGCGAATCCACATTGGACATGGTGTTGATTATGGTGTATATTTAGAGTTATGCCATGAAAAGCGTTATGCGATTTTACAACCAACAGTGAATGCATTGTCCAAAGAAGTGTTGGAAGGGTACAAAGAATTAATGAGGTATATGAAGCCATGAGCAGTGTTTTAAAAACAATTCGTGATGTGTTAGAAAAGGATGGAACAACAGCTGTATTCTTTCCATCACAACACAAAGGGGAATGTCTGAAAGAATACATTGTTATAAAATCAGATGGAACAATAGAAGAAACAACAGTGTCGAGTGAAAGACCAATCTATACGTTGTTATGCTATGTTCCACAGGATGAATACAGCAGATTAGAAACCCTTGTTGCAGAAACAAAACAGAAGATGAAAGAAGTATTCCCACTTGTTATGTATATCGGAAATGAAACACCAAGTTTTTATGATGATGATGTAAAAGGTCACATGATAAGTTTCCAGTATCAAGGGTGCAGAAAGTTAGAAAATTGGTAAGGAGGTAAAACAAATGCCTAGAACAAAGAAAAAAGCAGTCGGTATTCCTACGATTGATGTTTCGCTCGTTGTTGTAAGGACAGGAACGGAAGATGATGGTTTAGAGATTGCAGTTGATACGGCGAATAAGATTGGAGTAGAACCGCAGACAGAAACAACCGATGCTGTTAAGTTGGTGAAGTTAGGAAGGCTGTTAGCGCAGAAGCCTGCTGAAACAACAATTACAGGGCATCAGATTACATTAACAGATAATGTGTTTATTCCAGAACTTGTACAGATTTTCCAAGGTGGAACAATCGATGGTGAAGGAGAAACACTTGTTTATACACCGCCAGTTGCAGGAAGTTCAGAAAAAGGGAAGGTATTTGAACTCGATTGTTATTCTGCGGAGTATGATGCAAGTGGACAAATTGTGAAGTATGAGAAGATTACATATCCAAATTGTCAAGGAACACCAATTACAATTAATACAGAAGATGGTGTGTTCCGACTTCCAGAGTATGTTATTAACTCAGCACCGAAAACAGGAGAAGCACCTTACAAGATTAGTTATGTGAAAACATTACCGTCTTTTCCTAGTTCCTCTTCCGTAAATACCGCAAGTGTGATGGCGTTGTCAGACAGTGAAGAGGATAGCGCAACTGCTCTTATGAGTGGAGAAGCAGAAACAGGTCTGACGGAGAGTGATATTACAACAGAATTAAAAACAAAATAGAACAAAGAGTAAAAGGAGAATAAAAACATGGCAGGAACGAAAACAAAAAAAGAAACAGTAGCAACCGTAACATCAATTGAGGAATTGAAACAGTATTCAAATGGAACAGTGGTAGAACTTCCTTGTTTTGCAGAAGGACAACCTTTTGTTGCGAGATTGAAAAGACCATCACTTCTGGGAATGGTTAAACAGGGAAAGATACCAAACACATTGCTTGTTCGTGCAAATGAATTATTTGTACAGGATGGAACGGGGTTTGACCCAGATGAACAGGATATGATGTCGCAGATGTTTGATGTGTTAGAGTTGATGGCAAAAGAAACATTTATTGAGCCAACATATTCTGAAATCAAAGAAGCAGGAATTGAGTTGACGGATGAACAGATGATGTTCATTTTCAACTATGCACAGCAGGGGGTAAAGGCATTAGAATCCTTTCGTACAGAGTAGGAAAATAGAGAGCGTCCTCGCTATGTCAAAGCAGTATGGCTGTCTGCCTAGTGTTATTCTAGGGATAGAGGATAGTTATACTGCTTTTTGTTTTAATGAAGCATGTTGTGAGATTCTAGCGAGGTTGCAGAATGATGAAAAACCTTATTACATAGAACAGAGAGAACAAGCGGAAGAACCAAAACATTACAGTAATTTCAAAGATTTTTACAAAGCGTATGGAGGGTAAACATGGCGGTTAATATGGGAACTGCTATTGCATACCTTGAACTCGATACCTCAAAGTTTTCAAAGGGGTTTGTTTCCGCTTATAATGATTTAAAGGTATTCGGGGACAAGTCAGCAACAGCAGAACAAAAGTTGAACGGTTTGTCGAGTGCCTTTAAGACAACAGGTGGTTTGTTATCAAGGAACGTAACATTACCGATTGTTGGAGTTGGTGCGGCGGCAGTAAAAACAGCAACAGACTTTGAAGCAGGAATGTCAGAGGTCAAAGCGATTTCTGGTGCTACTGGTTCAGAGTTTGACTCTTTAAGAGAAAAAGCAATTGAAATGGGTGCTAAAACAAAGTTCTCTGCAAGCGATTCAGCGGATGCATTTAAGTACATGGCAATGGCAGGATGGGATGCTTCCGCTATGATGGATGGTATAGCAGGAGTCATGGATTTAGCGGCGGCTTCTGGGGAAGATTTAGCAACCACTTCCGATATCGTTACAGATGCATTAACAGCGTTTGGATTACAGGCAAGTGACTCAGCGCATTTTGCTGATGTTCTGGCACAGGCAAGTTCCAAATCAAACACAAATGTTGGTTTGATGGGGGAGACATTCAAATATGTTGCACCAGTAGCTGGTGCGTTAGGATATAGCGTAGAAGATACGGCAGTTGCAATCGGATTGATGGCAAACAGCGGTATCAAAGGAAGTCAAGCAGGAACAGCGTTGCGCTCTACAATAACAAGGTTAGCAAAACCTGTTGGAGAAGCAAAAGATGCTGTTGAAGAGTTAGGAATCAGTATAACAAATGCTGATGGAACAATGAAACCGTTGAGCCAAACAATGGTGGAGTTGAGAGAGAAGTTTGCAGGATTGACGGAAGAACAAAAAGCACAGTATGCGGCTATGTTGGCAGGACAAGAGGGTATGTCTGGATTGTTGGCTATTGTTAATGCTTCTGATGAAGATTTTCAGAAATTGACAGATGAGATAAACAATTCCAATGGTGCGGCACAAGACATGGCTGACATTATGATGGACAACACAGCAGGGGCAATAGAACAGTTAAAAGGTGCGTTAGAATCAGCAGGGATTTTAATAGGCGAGAAACTCACACCATACATTAGACAGTTAGCAGAGTGGATAACAGGACTTGTGGAAAAGTTTAATAATCTATCCGAGGGAGAACAAGAACAGATTGTGAAACTTGGGTTGATACTTGCGGCAATCGGTCCAGTGTTGTTAATCTTTGCAAAGGTTATTTCGGTTGTTACAACAGTGATGAGAGTATTTAGGTTGTTGGGGACAACAATGATAGCAGTCAAAACTAGTATTGACCTTGTGAGAGCAGGTTATGCAGGATTGGCAATACAGATGGGAGGTATTCCAAAACTTGTAGCAGGCATTTCTACAGGATTTGGTGGAATGTTAGTCCCTATTATGGCGATTGTTGCAGTTGTGGCTGTTCTGATAGGTGCATTTGTTACGCTATGGAAAACAAACGAAGATTTCCGTAACAAAATGACAGAAATCTGGAATGGCATTAAAACATCAATAGACAATTTCTTCGATGGAGTTGTGGAACGTATCAACGCATTAGGGTTTGATTTTGAAAACATAACAGAGGTAATTAAAACAGTATGGTTTGCATTGTGTGATATTCTTGCACCAGTGTTTGAAGGAGTTTTTAATACAATAGCGATTGTATTGGATGGGGTGCTTAATCAGATACTTTCTGTCATGGACATTTTTATTGGATTATTTACAGGAAACTGGGAACAGCTTGGTGAAGGTGTAAAAGGGGTTGTTTCTGGAATTGTTGAATTGTTTGCAAACCTTGGAAGCAACATACTTAGTATGATTGGTGACATTGGTTCAGAGATATTAAACAAACTTGGACTTGAGAAAGCGGCAGAAGGATTCCAAAACTTTTTTGACACATTGTCTGATTTGTTTGGACAGATACCAGAGTTGTTATCTGGTGCGATTGATGTTATTGTTTCATTCTTTACCGAAACAATACCAAATGCGTTTAGTAGTGCAATCGAAGCAATACAAGGGTTTGTTGACAATGTTATAGAGTTCTTCACAGTAACAGTCCCAGAAGCATTTAACACTTTTGTGAATGAAACAATACCAAATGCAATTAACAGCATTGTGCAATGGTTTGAACAGTTACCATACATGATAGGGTATGCAATCGGTGAATTGATTGGCTACTTCTATCTGTTCGCAGAAAATTTGTGGACATGGATAACAACAGAATTACCTTTGATAGTGGAAGGTATTATACAGTGGTTTGCACAGTTACCTAGCAGTATTTGGGGGTGGCTGACAGGAGTTGTAAAAAATGTTATCAACTGGGGAGTTGAAATGTATAACAATGCTGTGTTGGCGGCTTCAAACTTTGTAAACGGAGCAATAGAATGGATTTCACAGCTACCTAGTAAAATCTGGGCGTGGCTCACGACAACAGTATCTAATGTGATTTCATGGGGTGCAAACATGGTTTCACAAGCAAGGTCAACAGCAACAAATTTTGTGAATAGTTTTATAAGTTTTATTACAAGTCTGCCTAGCAAGGTATGGGGAATCATACAACAAATACCTAGCAAGGTTTCCGCAGTAGGTTCAAGGTTATACAGTGCAGGAAGGAGTATATTCCAGAGTTTATGGAATGGAATTAAGAGCATTGGAAATGGAATACTCAACTGGGTATCAGACTTTGCAGGAAAGATTGGAGGTTTTGTATCTGGAATCATTAACGGTTTCAAGAACGTTGTATCTGGTGCAAATGACGCAAAGTCAGCCGCAAAGTCTGTGAATGGAAAACATGCAAATGGTCTAGATTATGTTCCGTTCAATGGATATGTTGCAGAGTTGCATGAAGGAGAAAGGGTATTGACAAAACAACAGAACAGAGAATATAATGAAGGTAGGACAGGGCAGAGTGGAGATGTATTTAATTTCTACAACACAAAGCCTACGCCTTATGAATATGCAAGACAAATGAAGAAAGCAAAACGAGATTTAGCACTTGGTTATTAGAAGGGGGAAAAACATGATACAGGAATTGCAGATAATAAACAAGATAAATGGACGGCAGCTAAGTCTTGCAAGGGATGGTTATACCCAGTATGTTTTAGATGAGGTTGATTGGGATGTTCCATCGGTAAGTTTCAGCACATATAGAGTTCCGTTCCAGATAGGGGTTTCCTTGTCTGGGGCGGAGATTGGAACAAGGAAGCCATCAATTACAGGATATGTTGTCTCTAGAGTACATGGAAGGGAGTTCCTTGGAAAAGGTTGGAATGAATTTTTAGAAGCACAGTTGCAAGACATAGAACAAAAGAAGTATGAACTAAACAGAGTAATTAATCCACTACAGGATATACGCATTGTTGTGGGTGAATATTTCATAGATGGAAGACCATCCAATGCAGTAAAGTTCAGCAGTAAGGAGAAAGAGAACAACGAAGTGTTGTGTATGTTCACAATAGATATTGATTGCTTTTCTCCAATGTTTCGATTGGATAAAGGTAAACAAACAGTGCTTGCAAAAATTCAGAAGAAGTTCCGATTTCCTTGGGTTTTGAAAGAAAAAGGGAACATTATGGGTGTTTTGACAAACCAAAAGATTGTCAATGTTGTCAATAATGGAGATTGCGACATAGGTGGTATTATTAAACTTGAAGCGGTTGATGGAACGGTGAAAAATCCAACTATATTTAATGTTGACACACAAGAACAATTTATGATAAGATTAACATTGTCAGAAGGAGATTATTTAACAATAAACACAAGAGTGGGAGAAGAAAGTGTAATACACCATTATGCAGATTATTTTGGAACAGGAAAACCAAAAGATGAAAATGCAATCGGTTATGTGTTGGAGGGGAGTTCATTTTTACAATTTAAACAGGGCAGTAATTTATATGGTTATTCAGTGGAAGAGGGTAGCGAAGTATTTGTAAATTTAACAATAGAAATGGATGAACAATTCTTTAATTTGAAAGGAATGTAACACATGGAGGTAATTACGGTATTTAACAAATATTTTGAAAGAATCGATGTTTTGAGAAAGTACACGTTTATGCAGTATGTGGACAAATTTAATGGAGTCGGAGAGTTTAAGATAAATGCTATCTTGTGTGATGAAAACTTATATTTTTTTGATGAAAATGAAGTGTTTTTCGTTGCTTTTGATGGAATGGCAATGGGAAGAATTGACAAGGTAGTTAAGGATAGCGATAGCGAGTTTGAAAGGACAATCGAGATTACGGGACGTATGATAAAGTACAAACTCCAAACAAGTGTTGTATATAAACAGCAGATATACACTGGAAGAACAGCAGAAGTAGTAAAACAACTTGTGGAAAACAATATGTGTGTTGGTTCCGTTGGAAGTAAAAGGTACATCAACTTTGAGTTTAACATACCCGGTGACAGGTTGAGTGAAATGACACAAATAAACAATGGACAATGGACAGGTGGAAGTGTGTATGATGCAGTACAGCCATTGTTACAACAGGACAATATGGGGTTTGAGATTGTACCAGTGATAACAGATGCCCATGAGATTGGAGCGCAAGCACCTATTACAAACATAATGCAGTGGCATTTTAACATTTTGTTGGGAGAGGATAGAACAAGAAATAATGTAAAGGGGAATAAACCTGTTGTATTTTCTCACTCATTGAGCAATTTAACAAGGTCTACGTATGAAAAGGACATAAAAGATTATTGCAATGTTGCTTATGTTGCAGGAGAGGGAGAAGGAAACGACAGAACATGGATTGAAGCTTACCAAGATGGAATAAAAGGAACAGACAATGAATGGGACGCAGTTGGTTGGTTACGAGATGAGTTATTTGTTGACGCAAGAGATTTGCAGAAAACAATTGATAACAAAACGTATACAGACACAGAGTATAAAGAGATGCTCATACAGAGAGGAAAGGAAAACCTAAAAGACCATATTGTGTTTGTTTCATATGATTCTACAGTAACAAATGAAAACAAAAAATATAAGTATGGCGTTGATTTTAAGAATGGGGATTTTGTTACGATTGTAGATAATGAGTTAGGAATGGAAGTGGATGCACAGATAACAGAGATAACAAAATCAAGAGAAGGCTCAAGAGAAATTCTTGACATTACATTTGGGTACAGAAGGGTACAGATGAATGAAAGATTGAGAAGAAAAGGAGTGATATAAATATGGCAGAGAAAAGCGGATTTTTTAATGCGAGAGAAACAGAGGAAGGAACATATGACAGAGAGTATGACGCTGAACAGTTCGCAGAGTATTTTGCAAACTTTATCTCCAATGGAGTGTATGCGAACCCAGCAAACCAATTGAAAGTTGTGTTTGATGATTCGTCTAGCAAACCTTTTGTTGTGATTGTCAGAAAAGGAAAGGCATATATAGATGGGTATTGGTATGAACTCACAGAAGATATGGAGATTACAATTCCTGCAAACACAAAGTCTTATGTAATTAAAGATGTTGTTTGTTGCACGTTGGACAAAACAGAACGAAAGGTTAGCATTATTTTGAAAGAGGATGTAATAAGTGACTATCCTACAAACAATAACACACAACATGATTTGGTTTTATCAACACTTTTGGTACAGTCAAATGCGTCAAAGTTGAATGCAGAGGATATTACAGACAAACGACCAGACAAAACATATTGTGGTTTTGTTACTGGTGTAATAGACCAGATAGATACAACAGAGTTGTTTCAGCAGTATGATGATGCATTCCAGACATGGTTTAATGAAATGAAAAACCAGTTGTCTACGGATGCGGCAGGAAATTTACAGATACAGATAGGAAATTTACAGAAGCAGACAGGGTTGCTGAGTAATTTAAAAACAAAGGTAAAAGATTCTATTGTAAATGCAATTAATAGCTTGTATGATAGCACAATAGGAAAAACATTAAAAACGTTAGAAGAGGTAAGTTCAAATACCGAACAAGGATTCTACGTTGATGCACTTGTGATTGATGAATTACATAGAAATATTATAGATATCATAAGAGTTGAAAATATATCTATAAATATGACAGCAAAAGCTAATACAATTACAACGGTAGCTCACACGCCTACTCCCCCAGATGGATTCAAACTTATGCTTGCAGTGCCTAATAATACCGCAGATGGGTCATGCACTTTTATTACTGTTAATGCAGAAGATGGAATTGTAAGTGTAGTGATAAAAAACTGGGCTACCACTGCAAAAACAATACATCCAGTATACACAGCTGTTTATGTTAGAGAATAACACGATATTGCTATTTAATTAAGAAAAGTTTATGTAGATAGGGGAGAATGAAGAACATATGCAAAGCGAGTTTGAAAGTCTCCTGTTAGATACGCAGAAAGAATACAGCCGCTCTAATAGGATGAAGGACAAGATTATAGTTGTGTTGATTGTACTGATGTTCATTGAAGCAGTAATTGGTTATTGTGGTTTTGTCTGGTATGAGAGCCAGTTTGATTATGTTACGACAGAACAAACAACACAAGATGTTGATTTAAGTACGGAAGAAGATAATGCAAATGCAGAATATAACGATGTGAATGGAAACCGATATAATGATAGTGCAACACACAATGAGCAATAGAAAGGAGGTAAAGAAAAATGCCTTCTAAAGCAAGAGTAAAAGTTACAAAGATTAGGACAACGAAAACAGCAAAAGTTGGAAAGTCCAGAAATAAATCTGGTGGAAATCCAAATAAATGTCCTGTTTGTGGTAAGTTTATGGGAAGTGGTTCACATGGACAAACATAATGCGAAAACAAGAAAGAAGTTAAAACAGATTAGTTCTGTTAAGGATTTTGAAAGCCTAATGGAACAAACGATGTTATCAGAGGAAGAAAAGAAGATATTATGGTTGCATTATAAGAAACAGAAAACAATGGCATTTATCGCAGATGAGTTGGGAATGTCGGAAATAATAGTTAAAAAGAAACATAGAAAAATGCTTATGAAAATTGGCAAGATGTTATAAGAATAGGAGAGCGAAAGCTCTCCTTTTTGTTGCAATTCTTTTCAGATACTTAATATATACTTTTCTTATATTTCAAGAATTTTACCCATTATATAATAGAATCATAACAAAGATGAGAAGTGACAGAGAGAAAGAAGGAGGATAAAAACATGGCTTGTAGTTTATATAATAACAATGGTTTTGGGTGTGGAGGTTGCGAACATTTTGTCAGAACAAATAGTGTAACGGTTGTGGATTCTGTTTTGGTTCTGAACATTCCGCAGAAAACATACAGCAATAAAGAAAAGGTTTGTATTTGTATTGCACAGGCTTTGCCAGATGTAACATCTGCGCAGACTGTTGCAGTTACGATTGGAACAGGAACAACACAGTACCCACTTAGAACAAAGTGCGGAAACAATGTCCATGCAGACCAGATTCGTAGCAGAAGAGTATATCATACCAATGTGGCAACAGATATTGGTTTGTTTGTTGTATCTGCTTGTGAATTGTGTAAGACGGGGTTTAATTTCTCTACAATCCCTGCGTAGACAGTGTAGGTGTTTATATGGGAAATGACGATGGATGGTTTAATCAACGGACTTTAGATGCGATGGCTTTTATAGGGTTTCTGATAGGTGTTGCAAACTATCAAGAAAACTTAACACAGAATGATGTACAGGACATTATAAAAGGTGCGTTGGGAGATGTACACGAACATCTGGAAGAACAGGACAATAAGATAGACCATATTATAGAATTGTTGGAAGGAGGGAAAGGAAATGCTTGACAAAGAACAGTTGAAAGATTTATCATGTATAGAGATATATGCAGAGGTAGATAAGCACATGACAACGGCACTTATGTTTCATTCTGGAATGTCTGATTACTTTAACTTTATCGGGTTGCATGGATTTGAAAGAATACATGAATTACAGTATTATGAGGAATCAATAGGAAGACGAAAGTTGCACAAAAAGGTGTTAGACATTCACAACAAATTGATACCAATGAAAGGGCATGAAAAACCAGAGGTGATTCCAAAAGAATGGTACAATCATACCAGAATGGATATTGACGACAGTGTTTTGACAAAGTTTGTTCGTTCTGCAATGAAACAATACAAGGAATGGGAAGAAGAAACAAAGAAGTTATATGAAGCAGTTTGTTGTGTGTTGTGGGAAAAAGGCTTAGTTGTAGATTACAATTTAATGATGTGTTATCTTGAGGACGTGCAACATGAACTAAAAAAGATATACAGATTATGTGAGGAACTCAACGGAACAGGGTATGATTTGTTGTACATTGTTGAGATACAGAAACAAATTCATGATGAGTACAAAGAAAAAATGCGGAAGTTGAAAGTACAGGAGTAAAACAGGAATGTGAGAACATGGAAGAAACAAAACATAGAACATAAATAAGCTTGCTTGTATGTTTACAGGTGGGCTTATTTTTTTTGAAATTTTTATAAAAATGTATTGACGAACATAGAAAAGTATGTTATCATATAATCAAGTTAAGGGAAGGAGATTCCCAAGATAGAAAACAAACAAGTGAAGGAGAAAAAACAATGATGAAAAGATTTACAAGAACAAAACATGTGGAGTTAGACGTTTACAGTGAGTGCAAATACACAGCAAGCGAAGAAGTATTTGAGAATCAGAAAGTTGTGGAGTATGATAATGTGATTGGTTTTGAAGTAGTAACAGGAGAACAGGCAAAGGAAATCGAAGCACATACAGATGGAAGTTGCATAGATGATATGCACGAATATCTTGTGTTATATTTTGAGAATGGAGAAACATCAACATTCAGAAACAGTTATGTAGATATGTTTGCATGGTAGAACATAACAAAAGGGTGTTGACAAAAACAACACCCTATAATACAATAGAATCAAAGAAGGAGGTAGTACAGTGACACCATTACAGAAAAGGAAATTGAAAAGGAAGCTGAGGAAGTTCTGGAAAGAATGGGGCATAACATTAGAAGAATTTGAAATGTTACTAGGTGCAATGTCTACAATCATGTTCCCATTTTTATTAAGAATATTCCTTGCATTTTTTGGAATTTGATGATTGACATTATTGAATGTTGATAGTATAATAAAAGTATAAAATAAATAAATTCAATTCAAACAGAAAAGGAGAACAAAACAATGAACAAAACATTTGAAGAAATGACAGTGAAGGAGTTAAAAGAGGAAAGCAGAAAGCGTGGACTTACATTGGAGAGTAAAGGACATAAGTTCACTAAACCAGAGCTAATCGAGAGACTTACAAAGTGGGACGCAGAACAAGCTGATATTGATGCAGACATTCAGAAAGCAATTGAAGAAGCAGGACAGCCAGACGACAATGAAACATGGGGTGAAACAGAGTGTACAAAAGAAGTTGAAACTTGTGCAGATTGTGAAGAAGCACCATGCGAGAATACACCAGAGATTAAAACAAGCAGAGACAAAGATGACTACATTGTGTATGCAAAAACATTAGAAGAAATTGAGCAGAAGTATGGAAACAGGAAGAAACAGGAAATCTATGACAACGAGTTAAAGGTTGGCAGTTATGTTGTGTTTGTGCATTATGTAGAAGCAAAAAATGGACAGATTTACAAGAAATTAAGAACAGCAAAGGTTGTTGGAATCAACAGAAAAAAAGAACTTGTTAGAGTTGTTACTCTGTTAGGAACGGAAAAAGAATTATGTTTTGATGAATTGCTTTACATCAAGGGAAGTGCAAAGAATTGTTCTTACCCGAAGGACATTACAATGTATCTGAAAGAACAGAGAACAGAGAAAGGCAAGGTGCTTATCAATGAAAGATTCACAGAGAACAATGTTGCAGATTAAGGACAGCGTAAGAAAGTTGTATGATGCACAGCAGGAAAAGAAACAGTTTGACAAGTATTATGAGGAAGTAAGAAAGAAAGAACAACTTTCTATTTCCAATTTCATGTTTACAAATTTACCGAAAGACCAGAACAGTTTTGAAATTGAATTGGACGAAGGTGTAGGGTACTATACAAACCATATGAAATTAAATGTAACAAGAATCAGAACAAAGAGAGTTACATGGTTATTAGATAAATTAAAACAGAAGTTGGGAAAAGACATATACAAAGATGTGGTTGACAAAACATACACAATCAATGATATACAGGGGTTGATTAAGTACCTAAAAAGTTGTGGAGTTGACGCAAAGAAGTTTAAAAAGTTTATTGATGTTGACGAAACATTAAATGAAACAAAACTGAACACCTACTATGAAACAGGGGCGTTGAAAAAATCAGACATAGAAGGGTGCTACGATGTGAAAATGGGAGAGCCTTACATCAGATTAACCGAATTGAAAAGGTGATGCAATATGGTTCGGTCATATGGTGGGAAAGAGTTAGCAAAAGTGCTTATCTATCATGGTTTAATTGCAGATGTTGTGAGTTCTGATTTCAACATTATTTGTCCATTCCATGAAGATATAAACCCATCCATGCGGATATGCTTAACAGATGGCTCGTTCTTCTGTTTTGGATGTGAAGCAAAAGGAAATGCCCTAGATTTTGTCAAAAAAGTACATCCAGAATTAAATGAGCTACAAGCGTGTGTTTTGTTGGAACAGATACTGAACAGCAAAGAAGTAAAAACATTAAATGTGAAGTACCGAAAGAAAAGAAGGCTACAGAACAAACAAGCATTGAATGAAGCACATGACTACTACTATGGATTGCGTAGTATTGATTGGAATGACATACATACAAAAGAAGAACATGAAGTTTTACAGTATATGAAACAAAGGGGATTTAATGAAAGAGCCTTGAACATAGCACAGTGTAGAACAAATTATAACATAGCATATCCATTTATATTCCCTATATTAGACAACGGTGAGTTTAAAGGATGGGTTGGAAGAACTATGAACAAGTATGTTGAGAAGAAAAGGAAATACCTTTACAATGATGGTTTTAGAAAGCGAGATACATTGTGCGGAAACTATGAACAGAACAAAGTTGTGTTTATATGCGAAGGGTTCATGGATTACCTTAGTTTACGAACTCGCGGACATCTGAAAAATGTCGTTGCAATTCTGGGCTGGCATATATCAGATGAACAGATACAGAAGTTGAAGGATAAAGGCGTAACAACAGTTGTGTCTGCTCTGGACAATGATAATGCAGGGAATAAGGGTACAGAGTATTTGAAGCAGTTTTTCCATGTGATAAGGTTTGCATATCCAGATGGAATTAAAGATGCAGGGGAAATGTCAGAACAACAATTAAAAACAGCAATTAGACGGACAAAGAGGGCTTATAAACGTGAAGATAAGTTTTAAATTAATAATGTCAATGACACTGTATCATGCAAATACCATGAAAGAATTATGTATTGACAAAGAGATAGAACAGAGTTATAATGAAGATAGTCAAGAGTATAAGAAACTTTGCGAGGAATATAAGGAAATAGTAGGTTTTGCAAGGGAACTTGACAAAGATGGGTTTGACAAGGAATTGTTGAATGAGTTAGCAAAACAGGCTGAACAGTTGGAAATGGAAACAGTAAAGCAGATTGCAAACACAGTGAAACAATGTTACCTACAGGGAACGACAGCATATATTATGTTTGGTGGTTATATGATTAACCCAAAAGAGTTTTGTGCAATCCGTATTAGTGGTTTCCATGCACAGTTTAGTAAGAAGTAAAACAAAGAAAGGAAGAACAAAATAATGGGAAAGATTAAGTTAGCAAACATTAAGAATGAGATTAAGAAAAGCGGAACAAGCAAAGGAAAGTTCTTGTTTTTCAAAGAGGACAGCAAAGTGCGTGTAAGATTCCTTACCGATATGGAGGATGGTCTGGAAGTATCATTCCATGACAGTTTCCAGCTAGGTATCAATGTTCCATGCCAAGAAGTTTTTGGAAGAGAATGTGAGTATTGCGAGAATGAGGATTTAAGAACACGCAATATGTATGTATGGAGTGTATACGATTACGAAAGCAAGGAAGTAAAATTGATTATGGCGGCAGTCAACAACTGTTCTCCTGTTCCTGCTCTTGCATCTTTATACGAAAGCTATGGAACGTTGTGCGATAGGGATTATGAGATTAAGAGAATCGGAAAAGCACAGAACACAACATACAGCGTGATTCCATTAGAAAAGATGAAGTTCAGAAACACAAAAGTGAAACCAATGTCAGAACAGGCAATGCTGAAATGTATTGATAAAGCCTATCCTGCGGACAATTCCGAAGATTTTGAGGATGATGAAGAAACACCAAAGAAGAACAAGAAAAAAGGTGCAAAGTCAAACAACAAGCCATTAAAGGGCAAAATGAATGAGCCAGAGGATGATTGGGGCGAGGATGATGAAACGGATGAAGAAGAACAGGACTATGAAAGTATGAGTGCAAAAGAGTTATTCCAGTTGTGCAAAGAACGTGATATTGATTGTAAACCAAAGAAAACAAAAGAATATTACATTGACCTGTTGAAAGAAGCGGACGAGGAAGATTCTGATGACTGGGGCGAAGATGATGAGGAAGACTGGGAAGATTAAAACATACAGAACAAAATTAAGGGGTTGACAAATGTCAGCCCTTTTGCTATAATAGGAGTATAAGGAAGGAGAACAGCAGAACATGGGTAATTTTTTTGATTTACACAGACATGATGAAACTTCTTTTTTTGATGGATTCGGTAAACCAATAGAACTTGCAAAACGAGCAAAAGAATTGGGATATACAGCACTAGGGTTGAGTAATCATGGAAATATAACAGGATTGGTACAACATTGGTTAGCCTGTAAAGAAATGGGGATTAAACCAATATTAGGCTGTGAAGTGTATTTCCAGCCAAAGTTTAACAAGAAGAATCCGCAGAGAAAGTCCTATCATTTGTGTTTGTTTGCACAGAACAAAACAGGATATGAAAACCTGTGTCACATTATGTCAGAAGCAAATATAAAACAGTTCTATTATAAACCGATTGTAGATTTTGAACTGTTGGAGAAGTATGCAGATGGGTTAATCTGTACAACAGCGTGTATTGCTTCTGCAACAAGCCAAGCGATTATAAATGGAAACACAGGAACAGCAGGAAGGTTGCTCGACAAGTTTAAGAGCATATTTGGCAAGAATCTATATGTTGAGATTCAGCCATACAAGATTGATAAAAAAGGAACACAACAGAAAACAGACTATGTTTTGATGGGATTGGCAAGGGAACGGAAAATCAAGTGTATATTAACATCTGACAGCCATTTTGGGAGTAAGGAAGATTTTGACACTTATTGCAAAATGCACGAAATTGGAAAAACAACACTTGACGTTAAGAATACATATTCTGAAAGATATATGCCTAGCGAATATGAGATAGAAGAACGATTTGCAACAATTTACAAGAACAAGTTTAAGGATGCCTTTAAGGTTGCAGAAATGTTCGTTGACAACTTAAGGAAGTTACAGGACAGCGTGGAAGAAGATATACTTTCACAATGCGAGTTGGTTCTGCCTAAAATTGAAACAAATGGAGAATCAAGCGAAACAGTGTTGCGTAAGATGGTGCAACGAGGATTAAAAAAACGAGGAAAGAATAAACGAGAATACATTGAAAGATGTAAACATGAATTAGATGTAATACATTATCATGGTTTTGATGATTATTTCCTCATGGTACAGGACTATGTGAGCTGGGCGAGAGAACATAACATAGCGGTTGGACCGGGTAGAGGTTCAGCGTGTAATTGTCTGGTTGCGTATGCAATCGGGATAACAGATGTTGACAGTATTAAGTACAAACTTGATTTTAGCCGATTTATGCGTAAGGAAAAGAAGAAGTTACCAGACATAGACGTTGATTTTGAAACAGATAGACGACAAGATGTGATTGACTATGTTGTGAACAAGTATAAAGGGAAAGCAGTACAGATATGTTCCTATGGGGAATATAAGATTGACAACCTTGTGAATGACCTTGCAGGGGTATGTGGGTTGCCTACAAGCGGAAAGGAATTAGACGAGTACGACAAGGAACAAAACAAAAAGGTAGTTGCAGAAATCAAACGATTTATACGAGAGTATGAAGAAGATGGCAGATTGAATATGCAATTACTTATGGAAGATGAAAGAACAGAAGAATATAACAGCCAGTATGATAACATTATGAAACACTTTTCCAAGTTGTTTGGGAAGATTCGGTATTTAGGAAAACATGCCGCAGGGGTTGCAGTGGTGGGTTCTGATATATCAAATTATACAGCAGTAATCAGAAAAGGGGATATGTTCAGCAGTAGTTATGACCTTAATGACCTAGAGCATATTAATTGTACAAAGTTTGATATGTTGGGACTAAAAACAATGTCAGAGTTAAGAGAGTTGGAAGAACATACAAACCATATTGTAACAGATGAGGATAGAGAAGAACAAGAAATCTATGAACGATTCAAAGAAGGAAAAACGGATGGCATTTTTCAGATGGAGAAATCAGCACCAAAGAAGATTCTGGACATGATACAGTGCGATTGCATTGAAGATGTGATTGCGGTTAATGCGTTGAATAGACCAGCACCGTTACAATTAAAGATGCACGAAACATACGCATATAACAAACTGTCTGGAAATGTAGACAGAAGTACACCGTACTATAAGTATACGAAAGAAACATACGGAACGATGTTGTACCAAGAACAGACAGTTGAGGTTGCACAGAAATTAGGACATTTGACTCCGCAACAGAGTTTTGATTTGTTAAAGATTATGAAGAAAGCAGAGAATCAGAACAAACCAGAGTACATACCAATCATCGAACAGATGAAAAAGGACTTTTTCAGAGGGTGCAGAATTGAAGGACTTACGAAAGAACAAACAACAGAAATATGGGCGAGTATGCTTATTTATGGTTTTAACAAAGGGCACAGTACAGGGTATACAATTATCAGCGTAGACCAGATGTGGTATAAGATACACCATCCTGCCGAGTTCTGGTATGTCAAGATGAAGTATGCAGGGAATGATGCAGACTTACATAAGTATTCACAGTTTGCGGTGAAGGACAATGCGGTTGTGATGCTACCTCATGTGAATTACACAGCGGAGACATCTATGCGTATGATGGACGGAGAAAATGTAATACAACAAGGTCTTAATATCATAAAAGGGGTAGGAGAAAAAGCGGCACAAGCAATCGAAGCTGAACGGCGTGAGCATGGAGTGTTCCGAGACTATGATGACTTTTATGACAGGTGTAAAGGGAGAACAGTTACAACTAGAGTAATTAATATTTTAAAGGAGCAGGGAGCATTAGAGTTCAACAAACGTAGGTATCTTTCCAGAGTGGTAAAATACAACAGTAGTTTGTTTGGGAGATAACAGAATATGAATTTATTGGAACATTATGTAACAAACATCACAAGGGAACATGAAACAGATTATCAAGGGGTAAAGATGTATGAGTTGATATGTGACATTAACTGCTATGGGAATGTGAGGAAACAAGAACATATTTTGCTTCTGGAAGGAGATTACAAGATGATACAGGAAAAGGGATATTATTTAGCTTAGGTGGTGAAACAAAAAAAAC